AGTTAATTAACATCAACAAAAGAAAAGAAAGAAAAAGAAAAAAGGTAAAAAGAAAAAGAAAGAAAAGAAAAAGCTCCCCCAAGAAAAACAAACTGCCTCACTCTTAAAAGAGTAGTTGCTCGTTCCAAGCATTGGTGTATTGCAAGTGTAGTCATTGGTTACTGAGCTTTGACTTACTCAGGAATAGTGCTGCTGTCATATCTTAAAACAATAAAACCCCAAAGAACGTATGCGCCCGTTCAGAGGGGAATTATTAAACCTTAAATCAATTCTATGTCTAACAGTAATCTTGCGCATGAGACAAATATAAAAATGTAAATTAATTACACGTACTATTGTGGAAAACTATTTCGGTTGTTTAAAACGTAGCACTGTGATGTATATCCAAAAAGGCAGCCATACAAGCCCTGTAAATGCAATGCCCACATAAGCATACCAATGGTAATTAGATAAGTGCCTCTGATGTCTGTAAACGTTCAGAGATAAGATTGTGAAGTGAAGTAGGAAGCCTACTAAGTAGATTGTTAATAGTGTCATAGTTTTTTTCTTTTAGCTCTTCGTTTTTTAGGTTTAGGCTCAGGAGTGAGCTCTAAGTTAGTTAATTCAGTTAATGCTTGAGCTGATTCTACTTTAGCCAAGTCTCCTTCTAACTGCTTCTCTAACTTAGTTAGCAGCTCATTCATGCAGGGAGTACAAGATGTGAAGCTCTTACCGTCTCTGATTCCTAAATACTCTCTTCTCAGCTTAAAGAGCTTAGCCATCTCTCCAGGTGCTAACCTTCCGCGCTTTCTAATCTCTCTGATATGCTCAAGCGTTGGCATCTTCCAATCTTTTTCCTCTAAGATGGGCCATAACTTAGCTGGGCAGTCAGTAGCTGCATAGCTTGCTAAGTGATCTACCGGGCAGCCGCAAGGCTTAAAGGTTACCTCTCCAATAGTGTGAGGTCTCTTAAATGGATTAATTGCATTTACAGGAGGCCCACAAGTGCCGAACTGCTTGTTATAGACAGGGCATTCTTTGCACACCTTAACGCGTGCTTCGAAGTCAGTGCTGTTTATCATCATATCTGTAGTGAATTTCTAAGTGTTGTTTTAGCTTTCTTAATTGTTCTGTAAAGATAGTTCAAAGGTATACCAGTCTCTTTAGCTAATTCCTGATAGCTGAAGTCATCTAAGGCATAGAGAAAGAATAACTCTCTCTCAAAGTAGGGCAGCCTGCTGATGAAGATATCTAACTGCTCATTCTCTAATCTCATCCCTACGCTTTTGTTTACATCATCTATAATATCATCTTTAAGGTCATTGCGTATCTTTTCGAATCTTAAACGGGTATAATTAAATGAGCTATTACTACAGCGTGCAGAGAGTCTAATAGCATTGCTCACGTAGTTATTGAGCTTACCTCTATCGTGAATATCCTGAAGCTTATCTTTATCTGATTCCAATATCTTAAGCAGCGTATCGTGCAGCAGCTCATCGGCCAAGTCTTGACGAGTAACAGTTGCTGCTACTCTGCGCCACTCATTGTAGCATTTATTTATTTCTGAGTGATAGGTACTCATCTATTACTTGTTTAGCCTCATCGAAGCTCTTGCATGTGACTGCATGGTAGCCGTTGTTAATTAAATTTGCTTGCCAATCTTTCTGAGATTGACTCATTACACCCTTAGCTGTTTTCATTTCTATAGCTAATCCAAAGAATGGGCCTTGAGCGTTGTAGATAAAGATATCAGGGAAGCCTTTAACATATCCTGTTTTCTTCATCTTCACTGCCTGTTTCATAGAGGTACGAACACCACCAGCTGAAGCGCAATAAAGTAAGTTAGGATATTGTGCGTTAATGTATTTAATAACAGCCTCTTGTATTAAGGCTTCCTCATTCTTCATGATTCAAAATTAGACTATTAACTTAATCTAAATCAACATCTTATTCACATAGTTATTCACATAGGATTAAGCGCCATATCTTTGGCTCAAGAATTTGCTTTTGGTTTAGCAATGATTATTGATTTCTGAGATAGGCTTGCAAACGTGCAGGCCTATTTTAGTTTTATAGCCTTATGCGTATAATTTTTAGAAAAATTCATGCAAGTAATTCGGCTGTGCTCCGAATTGATATAGATTATTTTACACAAAATGCATATTAAAGTGTGTAATATCCCTCATAAAGCACTTTTAAGTACGATAAAGTGTGCTAAATAACACTTTACGTTAGATAAACGCGTACTTAGTATAATTTCTATTGAGCTCAAAGTAAGCTCTCATCATAATAGCATCTGCAATATCGGGAGAGATTCCACCGGTGCGCTGGCTGATAGTATCTTTTGATGTTACTCTGAGCTTACCTTCCTTATCAGGATCCACTCGCCTAACTAATTCTAACTCTTTAACTATATCCTCCTGCCATTTAATTGGTAAGGTAATCTCATTCTTATCTATGAGCTCGCCTAACCTAAAGTAGCAGTCTGCTTTTAAGTTCATGTATTGAGTGCCTCTCACTGCTTTACTACCATTCATAAATTCCCTACAGCGTAAGCTATCTACAAGGCCACCTCCTACCCCATCAGCATCTGCGAGCACGTTGCTTAATCTTATGCCATGCTGATTCATTAAGCGCTGTATTTCTGCCTTAACTTCATCCTGTCTTTTTTGGCGCAGTATTACTATATCAATACAGCTTAATCCTTTCCACACACAAAGCACAGTTCTATCTTTACCAAGCCGCGCGATATCGGCAGTGATATATCCCTCACCTACATTCATTGGCTCTCTGAAGCATCTGATTAATTCATCATACATGTATAATCTATCTGAGCTGTTATCAAATTCCCAATCTCCCTCAAGCAAGCGCTTTCTATCTGCTTCAGGTAATCGGGTAAGGCTTGTAACGTAGCTATCGGGTAAGTGTATATTATCTCCAGGTAGGGCCTGCACGAATGCTCTATGCTCAGGCAGATTCTGATTCTTGTAGGGTAAGTAGAATTGATTGTATATCCATCCCTTCGAAGGATTACACGTGAGTAATATCTTTGGCTTTAATCCAAACTCGTTAAGCTTATAACGAATACGTGAGCTGACAATAGAATAAGCCTTCTCAGTTATCTCAGTAGCTTCATCTATAAATACATCAGTAACTTCTAACCCTCCTAAGTCAGTCATCATAGGATCAGATGGGTAGAGAAACAAATCGGCTAAGATTATCTCTGAGCCATTGCTGAACTTAATGATGTGGCTCTGCTGATTATAGATAAAATCTTCGCCTGCTTTTAAGCCTATCTCGTTAGCCACCTGAAAGAAGGTAGCCATTGTAGTCTTTTTAAGAGTGTCTAACTTGGCTCGGCCAATGAGTGAACGTGTACCTGGGTATTTTAACCTGCGTAATATCTGCCACATGCAGCCGAGCATAGTCTTTCCACCGCCTGCAGCTCCACCGTAGAGGATAGTTTCTACATCTGAATCTACTGATAAGAATTTAAGTGCCTCACTTTGTCTTGTTAGAGGCTTGAAATTGTATTCTATTTGTCTCGCCATTGTACAAAGTTAGGCACAATGTACGTACTATCAATAGGTTTAGTTACTCTCTCTAAGTTCAGCTCCATCAGGTAAGCACCCAAAGGTTTAGGAGGTCTCATGCGCTCTACGTGAAAGCCCATGTAACCTTCATCATACTCTTCTTTATAGCTTGCTGTTCTAATGTGATGCACATAGCGCATATTAATTCTGTAACCACCATTGTGAGCGAAGGCTAACTCTTCTACCATATCGGCATGGTGATAAAGCTCGTGAACGTGGCCGCTCCAAATGCAATCAGCTCCATCTATCATCACACCCATTCGGTTATTTTGAATAACTCCCTTAGTTACTACTCCTCCTCCTCCTGATCCATGGTAATACTTTGTCTTGAATACAACAGCAGTAGTTTTATTTTTAGCGACTCTATGAATCCACCACCCACCATAGCCACCTACTAATACATTGCTGCCTGCTTCTCTGTTTAATCCGCTAACAAAGCGCTCTATTAAATCGGTTTCACAGTTCTTAATGATAGCTGTTTCGTGATTACCATAGCCAACAAATACCATCAGGTGAGCATAAGGCTTAAACCAATCTATTGCAGTATTAACAAGCGCATCTAAGTAGTTAGCTACGTTATGCTCCGGGCGAATGTCATTCTTACTTCTGCGAGGATCGTACTTGCCTTGCATAGCACAGAACAAATCTCCATTCACAGCGAAATAGATGTTTTCAGCTAAGCACTTGTCTAAGTGAGCTTTGAGTAGCTTCCTGTCGCAGTGAGGATTATCCCAGTGCACATCTGACATCATGAGGAACTTATCCCCACTCTTGCACGTTGTGATTATTATATTTCTACCCTCGCGAGATGATGTAATCATTAGTAATTATATTAGATTTAAGCTCCTGAAAATGCTTCTTAAATTCGTTGTAAGGCACATCTATTACTATCCCGTTATCAATGCCCTGCATCAGTGCTATTGTGCGCTGACCTACGTAGTAAGTGCCATCACTTCTAAATTCTACTTCAGCCTGGATGCCCACGCACTTTCTTGCATCAAACATAAAAGGCACGTTATCGGCATAGGTAGCCTCCATGCCTATCTCATCTGAGTAGTTCCATTGTACTACGTATGTGCTGCATAGCTCAGGCAGCAGCTTCGCATTTAAATCTACTACTTCCTTTTTCTTCTTAAATAGATTCATGTGCTTTAGATTAATAAAAAAGCCCAGCGTATAGCTGAGCTCTCCTATTAGATAGTGGAAGAAATGACTAAAATAAACTAAGTTGTGGTTTAATAGCGACCTCTTTACCTGGTATTGGTATCTCACCCATTGCTATAAGAATGCCGTCAAAGCGGCCATTAAAGTTAGAAGTAATTAAAGCTTGTTTCATCTCTGATTTAACCAATGCTATAGCCTCTTCTTTCGTTGCGCTAACATCTTCCTCTTCCCAAGATAAAGGCCTGCTGATAGATGTGCTAATACCCTGGATGTGATATGTGCGAGCATAACCATTTTTATTCTTAGCTATTTCATAATGAGCTAAAACTCCACCAGCTTTATAGTACATAGTATCTCCATTCGTGCAGATACCATCTTCATCGTAAATGTACTTACTCACAGCTTCTCCTCCCGAATCTCTATTCTAAATAGTTCTTTGAGTATTTCTATCTCATGATCCTTAAAGTTGCTTATGCCCTGCTCACGCAGGCAGTAATTACTTTGCTCTATGCCTAATTTATAAGCCAGGTAGTCTTGCTTATAACCGTAAAAAAGTCTATAGCACTTAATTGATTTGTGGAATGGTATCATGATTTTTCAAATTCTTTAGTTAATTTTTGTATTTGTTCTTGGCATTTTTCAATCTCATAATCAATAATGCTTTCATAATTTTCATTACTGATGTAAACTATAGAAATTGAATAGCCAAATTCTTTAGGTATGTAAAGCTCAGGCTTTCTTTTTTTAGCTCTTGTTAAGTCTACTATTTTAGTTCTTAAATCATCTATCTCTTCATGAATATAGATAAGCTCTTGAAATCTTTCTCTCGTCATGATTTCTCTTTGTTAATTTGTTTAATAATATCAATATAAACTATTCTGCTTAACTCTATCTTCTTAGCATTAATGAAATCCTGCTCAGTGCCTTCATTGCGAAGCTTGTTAGCATCCTTCCATCTTTGCGCTATGCGCTGCTCTGCTAAGTCATCCATGCGCTCCCAAACTTCAGGCATCCAATCAGACTTTTTATAAATGCCTTGGCGAAATAGGCGCTGGCAGTTGTAAGGTGCAGATATCTCTACCCATGTTTGCTTGCCATTTTTGTAGCGCTCAGCATCAGCATGCAAATCATCTATAGGATTAGTAGGAGTGTATTCTCTTGGCTCAGCTTCAGGCAAGATAAGCGCTTTATTCAGCTCTCGCCATGTCTTAGCCTTGTATTCTTCGTAGCGTTTAAACACATCAGCCATAAATGAGATACTGAATAAGTTATAAGCATCTACCCTATCCCATTCCTTACCCACAGCATTTAATAAAAAGGCATTCTGCCAATCCTTAATACTTGTAGTCCGATAAGTATTTTGTGTAAGTTGTTGTAATAGAGTTACTTCTATGTCTGAAGGTAAAGCCTTAATAGAATTGATTACAGCAGCTTGAGCAATGAGCTCTCTAAACTCCTTTTCAAATAATGAGTGAAGCTTAGGTGAGTTAATAGCCTCTACCATGTTAATCTCTTCAGCGCTTAGTGAACGACTGAAGCTCTGATGTGCTAATGCGCCCAATCTTTTGCTCATCTTGTTGTGATTTAGATTCGTTAATACTACGTGCTTTCCACTGATCCGCGGCTGCTCGCCAGCTCTTCATGGAATTTCTGCCTACCTTCCATCCATTAGACTCGTAGAATGTGTAAAAGCGCTTAGCTAATACTACATCTTGCGTATAATCTATGATGTCTGCAAGTGATGGAGGGGTGAATTTAGTAGAGGCTGCACGCTTTGTTTCAAGCGCTCGCACCCTCTCTTCAAGCGCTTCAATGCGCTTTAATAAGATTGTTGTCATTTGGTTTAAGATTATTAATTATTCAACAAATATAGAAGAAATCTCTTCCACCATGGCAGTGCTACTGCTTTTTTTATTGGCTGAGTCTTAGGCATATTGACTAAACCAAGCATATCAGTATCAGGTTTTGATGCCTGAATATCACTGTAGTATTTATTCTTTGCATCAATAAATTGCTTGAACTTATCTTGTCTTAAATGCTTTACTGCCTCCCATTCGCGTGTTCCTACTTTCTTAATGATGCCTACCTCTCTCATGATTTGCAGGTATTGCTTACCCATTCTTTCATGCTTGAGAGCGGCGCTTGGTGTCATGCCAGCATTGACTAAAACACACACGCTTTTTACTCTCTCTATTGTTACCTTACCGGTATCGTACGTTAAACTTAATTGCTTCATGGTTTAGTGATTTGATTATTGAATTAATTTATAAAACACTTTATTCAGATGCTCGTTATTCAGATGGCGAAGAATCTCCTCTACCTTTTCTCTATAAACTCTATCAGTCTGAATCATATTATCCACGTGGCTAATCGCGTAAAGGATTGTAGAATGATCTCTAAGGAATATAGCACCGATGTTATGCAAGCTCATGCTGGTACCATGTCTAATAACCCACATGCATATCTGCCTGATATCATTTACCTCTCTTACTCGGCTTCTGCCTTTTAAGTTAGGCCAATCTGTGTAGCCTTTATCTAAAAGAATCTCAAGCATTCTATTAGCCTTAGCCTCATTCATGCTCTCGGCTATTCCATTTATAGACTTCCACTTTAGCTCAGGAATGTTACTGTTGTTCACAGCTCTTACCAGGTTATCTATTCGTCTACGTGCATTCTGCTGCATCTCAGCAGGAATCAAAAGCAGGATATCTGCTATTTTTCTATCTATTACTTTACTCATTTGCTATCCTTCATTAGTTCTAAAATGTATGGTATCTCTTCCTCAGTGATATTAGCAAGCTTACCTATGTGACTAACCTTCATAGTGCGAGGCTGCTTAATATACTTTTGAGCTGTTGGATAACTCACCTCAAGCACTTCAGCGAACTGAGCCACAGTCACAAAGTGACTGCGAACCCAGCTGTGAAATGGAGTGAGCTTAGAATGGCATTTCATCGTCGCTTGCTTCATCTAATTTAGTATTAATTGGTGAACTAACTTTAACATCTTCCTCTTTAAGCCATGCTAAGAATATCTCAGCAGCCTCTAAAACCTCACTCGGCTTTGCCCCTCTCTTATCGCAAAAAACTACAGCATTATTTAGCGCTACTGATCTGCTGATAGAATTCTGCACTTCAGGTGATTCTTTGCGCGGAGTGTATGCTGATTGCACTATGCCTTTCCCTGCTCCATTAAATGGATTAGGATTCTGCAGCTTAAAGTTGGTAGTCTTTCTGCCTGTTGGTCCAGTGCGCTCTTCACTTGTGTAGTGAATGGTAGCACCTACTGCAATCTTTGGGCTCTGCATATCCTTAACTCCTACCTGACCTACTTCGCCATTCTCTAATACAATATCAAAATAGTGAATATCACCATTTGAGCTGTTCCATGTTCTAACGAATTTCTGACTTTTAACGATTCCTTGATTCATAACTGTTTGTTTTATTTTATTTTGATTAATATACGTACTTAACTTTTCTGCTAACTTTTCTTCCATCTCATCCCAATCAATTGATGGCTTGAGCTTGTTCCAATCAGGCTCTCTATTGTAGCTCATGGGGATTATTGATGAAGTGCGCTCTCCAATTTTCGTAGGCAGTTGTGCCTTTAGCATATTGAAGATGCTGTATCATTTCATTGTAGCTCAGTGACTCTCCCGACACCGAGCTCTGCACGCAGATGAAGCGGCTTTTAGCTCTTTCAGATAACATAGCGGTCAGACATAAAATAATCGTGTACGTTGTTCTCATCTTGGCTTTCGAACTGGTAGAGAAAAGTGCCGTCATCAGGCAACACCTCACCATGCTTTTTAGCTGTTGAGAAATCAGTTAGTGAATAGGAGTGAGCTGATGTGTACAGTCTCCATGTGCAAGCTTCGGCATCCCACCGACTTACGATTACCCTTCCGGTAATTTGATTTGGTTTATTCATGATTATTAATTTTTGCTAATTTATAAAACTTTTTCTATCTCAATCAAAAATCCTTCACCTTCAATTGAATATTCTGTGAACTCTTCCTGGAATGGCAGAGTCTCTTTGAAGTTGTAAAGGTCGAATAGCATGAGTGCCATCTGCTGCGCTACCTGAAAGGTCTCTGCTTCGAATTGTGTAGGAATGTTGAGCCTATGGTATAAGCTGATTCTATCCTCGCGTAGTGGAGTTACTTTTAATAGGTAGCTCATAACTCCACCTCCTTACTAACTAACACTGTGTGTGTCTCTCTGAAGTTAATAGCCAGCGTGTATTCAGCGAAGGCTTCTTCATAGGTGTCAAATACCTTAGTATAGCTACCATTAATTTTTAAGTAGTAGCGAGTACCATCGTACTTCGCGATTTCAACAATTTCAAAAAGTGTTTTCATTTATTTAACGTGTTTGGGGTTGGTAATTCTTTCCATGATGTTTTTTCAAGATCGTTTATTACTTCTTGAATTTCTTGCAGTCTTAAATCGCAGCATTCATCCCATTCTGCATTGCCACATTTCATATCTTCCCAATGACATTTCGCCAGTTTAAGTGCTGAATTAATAGTCCTTACTTGCTCTTTAAAGAGAAGAGGAATTTTGCATATTGCTATTTCTTCGTTCATTTGCTTATATGATTTGGTTGTGATTCTAATTTAGCTGTGTCTGCATCGAATGATCCTCCGATGAGTAGGCCTGCTATTAGCATGGCGAGAAAGAGTAGTGCTTTTTTCATTTGCTTATTGATTTAATTTTAGCAAATGTACTACTATATTTTAGAAAAGCAAAAGAAACCTTACTAATTATAGCAAAGTTATTAACAAAAGAATGTTAGTTTAGAAGAATAGAGTGAAGATAATACCCCCTATAAATGAGATGGGAATACCTATAAGCGCTGTATTGCGCCACGCTTCTTTACGTGCAGTCTGCTTGTATAAATCTTCCTGAGATTTGATTAACTGCTGTGATGTCTTTTCGTTGGTTAGCGCCCATGCATCTATAGACTTCTGCTGATCCTTAATAACAATGGCTGAAATGCTATCCGATTTTGATAGTGTTATAAACTGAGTCTTAAGATAGTCACGCTCTGCCTTTAACTTGAGCAGCGCTCTTACTTCCTTAGTCGTTAGACTGACCAGGGTATCTCTCACCGGCAAGCTCTGAGAGTAGATTGTGCATGGCTCTGCGAAGCCCATGCCTATCAAGAGAATCAATAGCACTAATGTTTGCTTCATATCTTTCTTTATTTCTTTCTAATTCCTCGCTAAGCTCTTCAATCTGAAGCATGCGCTGCACGTTGGTAGCTTCTAAGCTATCTATAACTTTAGTAGCTCTATCAGCTCTGCGCTCATATCCTTCAATAGTCTTTTCATCCTGCTTAATTCTGATGTATAAAGTCTGAATGATTATGCAGATGGTGATGGCTACAGCTATAACAATAGCGCCTTTAATTTGATCCTTCGTCATTGCTTTTCTTTTTATTGGTAAAGATAGATTCTATCACTGTTAATCCTAACCCACCACCTGCTAAAATAAGCAGACCATCGAACATAAATTCAGGGCATTTGTAATCAGTAAATGTACCAATGTATGAAAGGTTAATGCAAACGAGTAGAGCCAATATAGAAGCCACTCTTTTGCTACTTGCATCGGTCTCATTACTGAATACACTCTTAAGCCATTTCATCTGCGCTTTTTATTCATCTTGTAGATGGTAAAGATTGAAGCCGCTGCTGATAAGAGTAAACAAATAATCTTAAGTGCGAATTCTATATCTAACATCCATGCAGGTACACTAAGTAAAATACTGCTCACTGTACCGGTTACTCCTTCCGCTATCTGTTGTTCTTTACTGCTCATGTAATAAAGTGTAAGTAATCGCTTTTTTATTCGATTTGATACAAGCTTGCATTAGCTCTTTAAACTGAGTTGGATTATTCAACACTTGGCATCCTGCGCTCCACTTATCTACATTCTTAGATTCAGTAGATTCATTAGCTCTGTGAATGTTAATTCCAAATAGGCCAGTATCTTCTTTACCTTGCTCCTCAGCTACGCTATCCTTATCAGCATCTCTGAACACGGTTACTTTTTTAGACTGAACTAAAGCGCTGTATTTGCCCTGATGCAACCCAATAACCCAAGTGTCTACATATTGCCCTGCCTTAAGTACAGCAGTTCCAAGTTTATTCATGGGATTATTCAGCCAAAAAGTACCTGGATTAGTTGTTCCAGTGTACCACTTAACCTCATTGCCCTGCACCAAGCCTATTAGATCGTCAAATTTGTTAGGCTCGTTAGCTTTGCTACGGATGCCCACAATGTGAATGGTAGGCCATTTGTAGCCAAGCTCGGTAAATTGAGCCTTAAGCTCGTCTATTGTTGGTGCTTTCATTCTTTCTTAATTCTTTGTCGCGTTTAGATAAATAAACTTTAAGCTTGCGCTCATAGTCTTTACGTGTTTTCTCTTCCTTTGTCATGCTTTGTTAATTAGTGAAATCTCTTACGTTGAATCTGCTCCAAGCACTATCGTAATTTCTACCCTCGCTAAATGCTACAGTGCTCTGCCTGTTTACTTTGCGGAGAGGATGAATATCCGGGAAGTTATTAGATGTGTATTCAGGGTAGCTGCTGCTATTGTCGCACAAGTAATCTACTAATCTCTGAGTGTACCACTGTGCATTTTCACGCGCTTTCTCTACCAATGAATCCATCTCACCTTTAGTGATGGCTGTAGTGTTCTCAGATTGGCGAGTAACTAAGTTACCATTATCATGCTTATACATTAAGAATGGATAAAGCTCTACCATTGTCCACCAAGCTGTAGGCTTAACGATGTATTCATTTAATAAAGTCTCATAGACTCCGCTTAACGTGCCATTCTCTATCTCTGTTTTAATCTTATTGGTAAGATCAGTACCAAGGTACAAAGTCATGTACTTATCTTGAGCCAGATACATCGCAGGTCTAATTAAGTTAGTATCTACAGCCTCGTTTAACTGAGTGTACTTCTTTAAGAATTCCTCGTTAATGAATAATATTTCGGGTGCTATTGCCATTGTGTGTTAGTGTTTATTGTTATGCTGGATATCTGCCGTTATTCGGTAAGTCATACGTGCGAGTGTTAGCTGTAGCGAAGTCTTTAGCTATATCTTTAAGAGGCATTCCTGCACGAATAGCTTTGGCCACTGAGATAGGATTAGATGAATCTAAGCCATTATCTGCAATGAATCTTCCTTTCTCACGCTTTCTAAAATAAACTCTGCGCTCCCAGTAATGTTTACAATTGACTGAGCCTTTGTATAACCACACGCTATAGGTAGAGCCATTGTGGCCCATGTTAGGATTAACTGAGTTGCTATCTGAACTCATTGCAGTTAAATCTTCGTAACGATAAACATAACCAGCTTTAGCAGCGCTTACCATTTGTCTGCAGAACTTGCGGCTGTTAGCGCTTAGATTCTTAGAGTAAGAATAACGAATCTTATAAAGTCCGCTATCCATTTCAGAAGGTAAATCAGGATCTGCATAGCTGCGAACTGATGCAAGATTAACAGGCTCAGCTTCGATTAATTCCCACTCATCCTCATCTACTATCTCGCCCTTATCTTCTAAAAATTCACACCACCAATTCTCATCATCTTCGGTAAAAATTGGAGGCTTCTCTTGTGGATCGGCTGAAAGCTCAGCTTTATATCTGTTGTAAATTGCAGTAGCCCAGTCTCTCCCTGCATCACCTCCCCATAACTGCCATGCTACTCTGCCTGCTGTTGGAAAGCCTTCCTCTCCCTGATTCCATCCTGTAGCTTCCTTATCTACAGCGTGACGTTCAAAGTAGCTGTACATTCGTGTAATGGTCTCATAAGATAGATTACGCTTATTGCTGATATCGCGAGCTCTCGCTACTCCTACCTCAGTACCCCCTCTGCCATATTCCTCTCTCCACTTTAAACCTAACTCAGCCTCTGCGGCCATCTCGTTAGTAGGCTCGAATGACTCAGGAATCTCTAAATTAGTCTTTTTTTTTTGAGCAGATAGCTTAGCTACTGCACTTCCCTGCGATGGCTCAAACATTGCCGTAGCTACATCTATTGGAAGTTGTAGGAACTGAACTAAGAATACAATAGCTTGCTCTTTAGTTAATGTTCCTGCTCCTACACTTGCTACAATTTCAAGTGCTGAACTAATTTGAGCACCATTATAAGTAACATCACTTACTGAAGCGCCTGCTGGTGCTACAGGTGCAGGTGCATTTACATCAGTTGTTGCATTATCTGCAATAGCTGTAGGTGCTATTTGTGGCGCTGCCTCAGCTGCATCAGCGAATATATCATTAGACTCAATGTATAAATCAGCCACAATGCCCATGCCCTTAAATATCTCTTCAAGTGAATCAGTTATAATCTTTTGATATGGCTCAATGATGTTTCTGTTAAAGATGCGGTAAGCGCTCTTCATCTCATCAGCGTTGCTTCCTAATCCTCCTGCATCACGAATACCAAATAATAGAGGTGAAGTAACTCTATGCGCTGCTAAGATGTTTTCTCTTGACTGCACGCTTAATTCTTGCCACTGCTTATCAGCATCACTCATAGGCACTAAGTCTAAACGTGGTGCTCTATCAGCTGATTCGTTAAATGTGAATACTACCTTACCTGCTTTCTTAGCACCCACCATTGTCTCCCAATTTCTGCGAATAGCCATCTGCTCTTCAGGATCAGGGATGCCATTGTTCATGTGCAAGAAATAGCTTGGTGCCATTCCATTGCTTAAGAATGCTCTATAAAATTCGCTAATGTCGCGAGTGATTTCAATGTAGTTAATAGCACTGTAATAATCAGGCTTAGGATAGTAAGCAGAGCCTGGTGTCATCACTCCAATAAACAACACTTGCGAAGGCTCATCTGCTTTCGTTGTTGGATTGTACATCGGGATGAACACAGGGATGTTTTTCTTCTTACGTGTATCACTCCAATCTTTAGAGTAGTAGATACCAGGTATAATATCTTCTTCGTTAGCTACAGCTAAGCGGCAGTTCTCGTATGGTAAGTGATTAATCTTAGCAATGGTGCTTCTATCTACTGACCAAATCACCTCTAAGTAATAGCCGCCCTGCATCTTTGCATCCAATGCTATTGGCCTGCGAATAGTATTTAATTTAAGTCTATCTATCTCGCGTTGAGCAGCAGGATTATTGCTCTTAATTTCCTTCCCTGCTATCATAAATGAAATGCTCATAGTTAGAGCAGAGTGCACAGGAGAGGCATAGTACAAATCAATGAGATAATTGCTAAACAAGTTAGCCTCGCCAAGTGTTACCCATCCTTTGGGAGTCTCTTTCTCGGTAGCTTCTTGTGGCATTGCTGCTCCAAGATTCACTAACATTGGTGCTGAGGTCTGTGCTATATTATCCATTGTACGTGATGTCATTATCTATTGTTAAATTCGGCTCAGTATAGCGTGGAGTAGTAATATCTTCAACGATTAAATACCCCTTCTCAATTACTCCCTCTACTGCCGCATTGGTAGGATCTAAGTTAGTGCTGCTATTTTGGCCATAAACTATGTACGAGAATCTCGCTGGGTAGTTAATTAATAGGCTTGCAGCTGTTGGTGTGTTGGCGTTTGTGCCAATCTGAATGGTAGTGTACCTATCATTTTCAGCTATCTTGGTAGGGATAGCGTAAAGCTTCTGAAGTGTCTGCTCGTTAGTTAATTCAAGCAGATAATGTGTGTATGTATTAGACAGCAAAAGCTCCCCTTGCTTGAGTGTCAAGTAGAGGAGCTGTGCTGCTGTATTTTTGAGTAAATAAATCATGCTTTAAAGATAGCACAATTTAGTTTACAATGTACCTGCTTCTACAGTAACAGTTGCGAAGTCTTCAAATGGAGTATCTCCAGCGCCTTGATCAAGTAAGTATGCCTTATCTTTCTCCTCGCCTGTGAAGGTCACGGTATATCCTACGAGGTCACCCTTGGTAGTACCGGTAGTAGTAGTGAATGCAGTAACCTCAACACCATCTTTGTAACCACACATCCAAATGTTATCGTTATTATCTTGTACAAAAAGTACGTTGCGACCTTTAGCGATGTTTTGAAGTTGTAGTGAACGTGCAGCAGTCATTCCATGGAATGAAGCTACGATAGTTTGAGTGTAGTATACAGTACCATTTTCAATAGAGATTGTAGCCTCTTCAGTAAATGATCCTGTGTGCTTAGGTAATTCGAATTCGTAAACGCTACCTGTGTTAAGAGCAGTAACTAAGTTACTTGTTCCGTCAATAGTAGCAGTGTTTGCGAATGTAGAGTAATCTCCAAGATAGATGGCTTTAATGCCACCGATAGCCTCTTTACAATTTACTAAAAATCCTGCGGTAGTTAGACAGCTCATGTGTTTTTTATTATTTAATTAGTTAAATATTCTTTGCAAAGAATGGGCAGCTCTTAGCCAACCCACTCTTTTAACAAAGGAGTATTAATTAGGGATTCATGAATCCTAAGATAGCCTCAGCAGGAACTGCTACTTGCGTACCAGCGCGGAACTTCATAACCATTCTTACGTTGTCTGATCCATCAGTTACAGACATATCTACAACCTTCACCTCATTGAAATCAGATACAGTGTCAGTACCGAAGAACAAGTTTTCAGGCTTAGCGAACAATGCTACGTTGTCAGGAATACCTGGGCAAACATAGATTTCGTATCCATCGAACATCAATGGGTAGTTAGAAGCAGCGTTGAACTGTTGCAAATATCCCAAAGCGCTTAACGCTTGGCGGTAAAGTTGAGCAGTCTTACGGTTAACGTAAAGCTTAACAGATGCGTCTCCAATCAATGTAGCAGGAAGTGCAGCCATCAAAGTCTCAAGAGATGCAATAACGTTAGATGAAGTGAATGCGTTAGCGAAGTCAACATCAGGAGTACCACTCTTAGCAGTATCCAACACTTTCAAAATACCATTGAAAGCAGTGTAAGAAGAGCTCTCAAAGTTACCTTGCCACAAAGTGTATTCGATATTCTCAGCTACTTTACCTGAAAGATGCGCGATTAAGAAATCAGCGAAGTTAGCAGGGATAGTATCGTTAGCAAATCCGCGGCCTGTTTGAGCAGCTTCCCAATCTTTTGCGAATTGGTCTTTACAAACTTCAACGTTTACTTTAAGGTCTGTAACAGTCAATACACGCTCAGCCAAAGTCAAAGTAGAGTCTGCATTGTCGAAGTCACAACCCCATGCTTTTACGATGTCAGTAGAAGCTAACGTCTTAAGTACCATCTTGTACTTAACATTCTCTTTTACTGTGATGTAGTTGTTAGCAATAGTGTCTCCTGACAATACTGCTGCGCTGATATACGGCAGAGCTAACTCGCCAGCATATGAGCTTGAAGAAATGGTTAAATTAGTTGCCATTTTTTTTGTTTGTTTTTATGTTTGTTTTTATTTGAGTTTATTAATCATAGCGTAGGCACGTTGCTGTGCAGTCATGCGAGACATATCTACGTGTTGTGTTGGTGCTGTTTGACGAGCTTGCTTAACAGTTACTGCTGCTGGTGCTTGTGAAAGCTCTACAATTTTCTTTTCAGCAGCGCTAAGCTTAGCTTCGAATTCAGCAATGATGTTGTTAAGTAGTCCTTCTACTTGCTCTTTTGAGTAAGTCTCAGCTACTTCTTGCTCTACAGTAATCTCTACTTCAGGCTTTTCTTCTACAACATCTTCAATAGATGCAATAACTCCACTTGCTACAACGATTTTCTTACCGTTGTCTAAAGTGTATTCGCCATCTGCAAGAGGTGTAGGATTGCCGTCTGCATCCATTACGAATATCTCTACTCCCTCAGCCCATTCTGCTGCTGGTGAATAGATCATAGTACCATCAGCCAAAGCGCCCTCTGCCATCATCTCTACCTTGGTAGATTCTTCAACGGCAGGAGTCTCTTCTACTGACAATTTCACCCCATGCTTTGAAAGCTGTGGAGCGAACTTTTCTAAAATTTCAGAAATCATGTTCATGTGTTATAATTATTAGTGGAAAAAATTAAGAATTCATTTCAAGTGCTTGAGCCAATTCAGCCAACAGCTTCTCTAAGTCTTTCTCTTCTACGTTCTTCTCAGTTAATGGTGTAAACCATCCCTCAATAGAAAAGCCTTTAACCTCGCCATTCTTTACAGCTGCCCAAGTAGCATCATCATCTACCTTCACACCAATCATCCAAGTGCCATCAGGAAGCTCGAAGCCGTAGTTATCACCTTTATCAGCTCCAAACTTAATCCATGATTCTACTACTGTAAGATTGTTTACAGGCATCTCATGCTGGATAGTATGGTTATGGTGCATGTTACGCTTAAGGAACTCTTGAGCAGTTTGCTCTATGGTCTCTTTAGAGTAAGTGATAAAGTACTTCTCTCCATTGCCATCGTATCTAACTATAGGCTGATTAGGAATCAATGCAGGGCCATACAGCATACGCTTCTCTCCATCTTCTACGCGAGCGAGCATTAGATTCTGTTTGCTTAGCGCTACAAAGTCTACCATTATAGCAGGCTCACTAACTAAGCTTACAGCGTAGACTCCCATGTTAGAATCATCTTCGCCTAAGCCGTATTCTATTAACTTCAATTTATCATTCATTATCGTATGTTTCTGATATTTCAAATAGTATAGCGTTCACAACCTCATCAATTATAGCCTCAGTATCTTCAAGCTCTGTTCTATCAATTTCAGATAGAGCATTTCTTACTCCTCTCGCTACGCACTTTTTAAGTAGTGGAAAGTTTGCCATATTCGTTATAAATAAGATTGATCAATAATCTTTTGTCGCGCTTCTAACGCGTTGGCTACATTGCCTGCTAACACATAAGTCTCTACTGTACCTGGGCCATTAGGATTAAACTGCCCACCGCTGAAGTCAATAGCCGGTGCATTAGCTTGAGTAGTGCTATCAGTATTGCCAGTCTGATTCATTGACGTATCAGGACTTGTTCCACCGAATTGAGTCTTAGCAATCTTAGCCACGTTAGCAAATCCCATTACACCTACTGCTACTGCTTGCGCTATTTTAACTGATGTTGGAACTGTCTCAGGTGAGTTAAGTGCTTTAACAATAGCTGCATAAGTATCTACTAAAGACATAGCTATATTTAAAGCTTTGTTAGTGTTGAATTGTCTCTTAGCAGTTTTCTCAGTGCGTGCAGTGAAGCTCTCGTTAAGTGCAGTTAATGCAGTTAATCCTTGCTTAACTGTATCCACTCTTAACTGCGTTTCGGCCTCTGCATATTTCTTAGTAATATCTAATTCAGCCTTAGCTTGTTTGTCTTTTAATACTTGTGCATTTTGACCATAGTATTCAGCCTCAGTAATAAGTTGAAGATAATGCTCTCTTACTTGTTTTAATTCTAACTCTTGAGCAGATAAACCACCTTCGTAAATACTCTCTTGAATTGTCTCAATCATTGTCTGCTCATCAGCCATAGCTTGAGCGTACGCATCATTATAAGCTTTTTGTAGTCCAAGTTTTTTATTGATCTTGTCCTGCTCAAGTTTATACTCTCTTTCGTTTTGACTAATCAATAATTCAGATACCGCATTGGTATACCACTCTTCCACAAGTAATAAGTCAGCACCATTCTTTTTAGCCTCTTTCTTTTTCTTTTCGTACTGCTGTCTTATCAACTCTAATTCATAAGCATCTGCTGAGTTAAATGATTTGAATAAGTCATTTCTAAGCTCTTGCTCAAAATCATTACGAGCATCTATTTTCGCTTGTCTTGCATCAGCTGCCTCTTTTTCAATTTGCGCTTCAGTCTTTTTAATTACATCTTGAAGTAATTTAATGTCTGCTTCGGTTTGTTTAATTCCAAATATATCAGCATCTTTCCAAACCTTCTCGTTGTTATCTTTTACTTGCTCACCTAATGAAGCTACAAAGTCAGCAGCTCCACCCATTTCAGTAGTTACATTAGCTTGTAATGCTTGCTGCTCTTTTAACTTTACATTAGCCTCATCTAAAAGTTGATTTAACTTTTGAGTAGATTGTTGCTTTTTTAATTCAGTTGCTTGAGCATCACCTAATAATCCATAAGCTTCTACTAATCCATCATTATACTCTTTTTGTGCGCTGGCTGCATTAACTGCTAATTGATTTTGAAGCTCTATTTTTTTATTATAAGACTCTTGTAATTTTTCTTTGTCTCTACTTATTTCAGCAATACGCATCTGCGTTTCTTGCTGTTTAATCTGATTCTTTAATAATTGCTCCTGAAGTCTATACTGAACAAATGAAGAATCACCATAAGCCTTGCTCAGAGCTATTTGCTTTGTTAAGCTTTGCTCTTGTTTTTTCATAGCCTCAAGCGACTTCTCCAAATAGTATTTTACTTTAGCTACTCCATTAGCTTGGTACATTTCAAATAGAGCAGTAAGCTCTTCCCAGTATGCAATAATTCCTGCAATAATACTTGCTAACAATAATAATGGATTAGCAGCAATAGCTTTACCTAACGCTTTTACACCCGCAACACCAGCTCTAAATGCAGCACTTAATCCTTCTCCTAAAGCTTTAGTATCAATTCTATTGATATTCGCTGTTACTAAATTTAAAGATTGTGTTAAACCTTCAAAATCTAAGTTCATTATCTGCTCACCCATCATTCCGAATGAGTTGCGTAAACCTTCAACAGCAGGGCCTGTATTACCTCTTACAGCATCAGCAGCATCATTCATCCTATCCTTAAGCTCACCCATTTTAACGGATAGCTCATTGAATTTCTCAGTGCCTGGATCGTATTTATCTTGCTCTTTTCTTAACTCAGCATATTGCTGCTTAAGGCCTTTAGTAGCCTCTTCAACCTTAGTAGTAGAATCATCTACTTTCTTAAGCTCTTTGTTAATCTCCTCTAATCCTACAAAAGTTCCATCATCATTGAAGAGGAGCTTTAATATCATTTCTTGTGGTGCTGCCATTATGCTATGCTATAAATTATTAATCCAATTAAGCTTACTAACCCTATTAGTATAGTGTAATTAATAGCCCTTATTTGCCACACCTTTAAGCGTGCGTGATGGATACCACTTGCTTGGTGAAATTCTTTACTCTTGCCAGGTACACCTGAGCGCAATAAAGTCATACTATAGATAATATCTTCGTAAGGATTTGTCATATTATAGGTGTACGTTGGAATTTAGTTTGAGTGTATTGAATCGTTGCGCTGACTACAGCAGTCTTACCTGTGGTCTTACATGCGATGTATGGCGCTATCTTGTTACTGACAACAGGCATGTATAAATCAAATAGGTTAGCACCCCATCCATTACTAAACTGATTAACTAAAATTGGATTAGAGCTGTATTGAGTTGTTTTATCTTTCCATATCATTGAGCTATATTCAAGGCTTGCTACCTTACCTGTGAAATCAGTTACATTGTAATCGTATTCGAGAATTGAGATGTAAACCTTAACCATCCACACCGTCTCAGTTGGCATAGCAATAGTGCCACCATTTACTCCATCCAATAGCAGATTCACGTTAGTTGGATTAGATGTAAGTGAAGCTAACCCCATAAGCTGAATAAAGCCATGTTGTGAGCGACCTGGTATAGTTGTTCCAAAGTCAGAAGTACCATCGTACCAAGTACCACCGCCAAAGTGCACCCCTCTTACATCTGCCTCTGCCCATCTGCCCATCACAGTAGTACCTTCTAAATTAGGTCTAATGAAGTTGCGATAGCCCATAGCTTGGCTGTAGTTATTGTTAGGACTAATGCCATGCCCTAAGCCACTAACAAAGATGCGCTCGTTATTATTCTCAATGGATGCTCGGTTTACGTTACCCATTCCGGTAGCACTCTTTTGATTACCGCTTGTGTTAGTAATATTGCTACCTCCTGTATTATTAGGACTGCTAATTATTCCACCTGTGCCATTCGTTGGAGTAGATGCAAAGCATCGGCCCTTTACTGTTGTCCAAGTGTAGCCGTAATATTCGCAGCACTCTTGTGAGCCATAGCTTGTGTTGCCATCGTAATCTAAGAACTCTACCGCTCCTGTGCTTACGTTAATGGTAGATGGAGTGTATTCACAAAGCGCTCCAATATCAAGTAATCGGATAAGCTTGCACTTAGTTACTTGCTCATCTGCTACTATGTAATCAGTTAGCTCTATTACTCTCCACCAAGAATCTTTAACCCAAATCTTATCATTAAACTTTAAGCCAAATACATCGGTTACGCTAAGCTTAAAATAAGCTTCCATTATCTTCTGCTCATTATCATAAAGCTCAGAGATATACTGCCTCCAATATCTATCCCATAGCGTATGCAATGGCATTGCTTCGATTGGATGCGGAGGAATCTCCTGCCCAAAGTTCAAGTCATTTGTACCTATCTGAGTTGGAATAGATTCGTAGTGAGATAGTAAAGGAATAACAGTGAAGCTTGCATCTTCTGCTACCTCATCATACACCATAACTACAGCGCTCTCTGCGAAATCTCTTCTGTAAAGAATGCGCGGACCAGGTGTCATAAACTCTCCTGTCTCATTAAAATACTTCGGGATGATGTAATTAGTGTTAGGGATAAGGTCACAAGGTGAAGCTCCAAAGGTTAATTCAACAGTGTAGTCACTTGTGCTAAAGTCATTACCTGCATCGGTTAAGCGTAGCTCTCCATACACTCTTTGAGCACCGCTCTTATATTTAGCATTAAAAAAATCTCCCTGCTCTTTGTAGCTCCACTTAAGCACTCTCTTTCTGATATCAGATGCAGGAGTAAGCACAATGTCTTTAGATAGGTCAAGCTTGCCTGTCCAATCGTAATCATCACCACTTCCCAAATATTCCACCATCGGAATAATCTCTACTGCGTTAGGCATGTTAGGATTAGGAACTAAAACAGCATTAAACATCTTAAGAATGTCGCGTAGGTAATCTACCTGCTTCATCTCAGGTGCATTCTTTTCAAAGCTTACAGGCTGCGCTTGTAATTCTCCTGTTACAAATGAAATACCTATAGTACATGCAGCACCAAATAAAATAGTCTGAGCGCTGCCAGCATGAGCATAAACATAGTAACGTATCTCATCACCTACTTGCATGTCTAAAGTGTAGGTAGCGTAAACTACAGGATCAACAGGAGATTGAATATATTGTCCTGTTGAAAAATCATATTCTATAACTGTATCTGAAATAGCACTACCCGCACCCATTGGGTAAAGCGTTTCTATGCCATCTCTTGTAACACCTAAAACAAAGTCATATGCATTCTGAGCAAATGCTACTGCACCTGGAATAGTAAAGTTAGCATTGATATAAAAAGTAGCTAAGAAATTACCTTGTGAAGTGTAGACGTTAGAAGCAAAGCTGTTGGAAGGATCACTTGCCTCAGTCCATCCTGTGAGCTGTTTTTTAGTTTGCCCATTAGGAGCAGGATCATTAATAGTAACTGAAGTTGTAGCTCCTGCAAATGCTGCTAAGAATTTAGCCTCGTCATTACTTAATGGGCCAAGCGTTAGAGGATTAGTTATGTAAGGCACGTACATTTTTTCAAGCTCTTCATCTAAAGTAGTGCCTGTATAAGTAAAGCCTGCCTCAGTTATAATCTTGTTAAGTAACCACTTGGCTTGCACTGCTAAAGTTAACTCAGAAGTGTAGATAGGATTAACAGAGCTAAATATCCTTCTGCTTCCTATAGCTGTATCTTCGCTCCAATTCTGCCCCTTATCCGTTAGCGTATAGCACGCTGCGAGTTGGAACAAATCACCATCGTTAATAGCAATTATATTCTCATAAGTATTTTCATGAGCTAACTCAGTGTAGTCTAAATCCTTTAATAGCTTATCTCCAATGCTTCGCGCTAAATCAACAGTCTCTCCAAAGAATGCTATTACGAACTCATGCGTCTTACCCTGTTGAGTGATGGCCTGCTTAAATTGTATGTGTCCTTCAGCAATGGGTAAAGTATCTACGGAAAGAGTAGCCTCTATCTTACGAAGTACATTAATTTGCGTAGTATCATCATTAAGCAAGTTTGCGTTATACTGCTGCCCAAAGAAATCTACGTTAGCCTTCGTTGCAGGGATTCTAAACTCACGCGAGAAAGCACCCCTGGTAGTGAACTCAGAGATGCTGTTGAAGTTAGAAGAGTAACTGATGCTCTCATTCTCGTACAAGTCTACTACTACAGCAGCTCCATTGGTTGCCTTAACTGTTAATATTACTGATGGCTTCATGCTGTGTAATCGTTGCTAAATTTCAATGTCAATTCTAAGTCTGTTTTCGCAAAGCTGCGAGTCTTAATAGCCACGTAGTTATTAGATTCAATGACCACAGGAGTAGCGCTTCCATCTGCTCCAATCATATAAACTGATTCAGAGTAGATAAGATTCTTAAGATATTCGAACTGTCCTTCTGTTAAATAGTCAGTGCGCATGCGCATCATCTTTTCAACGAATGGGCTGCGCTCAGTTAACCCTCTATCGTATGTGTTAAATCCGAACTCAGTTTTTTCATCTGCTGTGCCGTAGTTACCCACTACCTTTCTATATCTCTTGCGCTCTATTGAGTAAGAATCTTCGGAACGTTTAGTAAAGTTGAAATAGTCCCATCCACCTCTGCTGTTAGTCCATCCTAATCTAATCTTATCGAATCTGCATTCGTCAGCTGCTTTGAATACTGCTATTGATCGTGCACATGGTGAGCCTCCCGAAGTTCTGAAGTTTAATATGTAGTGATGCCATGCCGCATCTAACGCAAACATCTCATTGATGTTAGCAGGCAAGAGAGGCAGGTGATTAATTGTTCCTGCTGCAATTACGCACGCTAAAGTGTCAGTCTGAATAGGTGAGCCTGCAGCATTGAATTGAATAATCTGCACCTCATCTATCGCGTTGCCTGTTAAAGTAGTGCCATCATCGGCAGGAATAGTAAGCACCCCGTAATCATCATTATATCCTGTTATGCCTATCGTGTTAGCGCCTAAGCTGTACTTGGCTAATACATCATCCATTGCATAGGTGCTTCTAACTAAATCACTCATGATGTAGCTCGTTGCTGAGCTCAGCGCAAAGTGAGTAGCTGGATTAGGATTAAAGCCATCAGAAATCTGAAAAGCTGCATTGATTAAAGCGCTGCCATCTAATGGGTAAGGAGTATCCTGCACTACGAATACACCAAGCACCTCATAACCTTCTTTGATTATTGTGCTAATACCAAAAATATTACGCGATGTAGCTGCATCTTGTACCGTTGTAGATGCAAATAATGAAGGTACAGCATCAGTGCTGTTTACTCCTAAATCCATTGCAGAGCTAACTACAGGGTTAAGGTCAAATACTAAAGCGCCATTGATGTTAGGCTGCACGTAAAAAGTATTGGTAGTAGTGCCGTTGCTTACTTCTATCACATAGCGAAAGCCAGGCTGTCCTATGTTAGAAGATGTAGCCACCACGATAAGCTTCTGCTTAAGCGCAGTAAAAACGTATGGCTGCTGATGTATTGTAATTGCCATTATTAGACAGGTTTAATATTAGTTAATTTTCTCGTTTGATTTAAGATATAGATGTTCACAGCTTCCCCCATTGCCTCGTTAAGCTGCGCTCCATATTCAGGTAGTGTCTCAAGATATGCATCTCTCCAATAGTACAGTGGTGCAATACCTTTCTTTTCAATGCTCTTCGCCATGGCATTAGCCACTCTTAAGCGCTGCGCTTCGTCTCTATTGATTGCTGATTTAGCGAACTTAGTTCTTCGCCCTGTCTCACCTATTGAGCGTAGCTTAATCTTCTTTAAGTTCATCCAATTAAGAATGGCCTCTACAGGAGGCTTGGCTGCGCTGGCTGCGAATCGTGTGTCTATTCCTTTGTAATTGCTCTCCTTACCTTGCCTACCATATTCCACCCATTTAGCGTAGTCAGCTGATGAGTTGAATGATATAGATGGAGTAGTACCGGTTACATCCATGTCATAGTAAAGCGAAGCTGCAAGGGTACCTGTTGTGTTAGCTCTGCGCTTCTTGCCGTATCTCGTTTGCTGTATTCTAATGTTAGAGCGTGCGCGATCAGTAACGGATTCTCCGAAATCTAAAAGCACATCGTATAGCGCTCCCTGTTCAAACAGCTCAGCTAAGATGCTCATGCTGGCTCCTCATCAGGTATCTCCTCTGTTACTACTTCATATTTTCCCCACTCAATAGCTTCTTGCTTGTCGAGCGTTTCGATGTAACCGCTATCGGTAATCATTCTATACTTTGTTATTATCATTATCTTGAAGTTGTTAATCTGTTTTCGTATCCAAAATAATCGCAAAACACATTTCTATTTGTTGTTCCAATAGATTTTAATATACCTTGTTTGATATTAAATCCTCTTGCGTTTGTTGCAGATATAAATGTTGGGATATTGGTGGTATGTGTAGCAACTAAACTTCCGTTAATATAAAATGCAACTGATGTTCCAGATGAATTTACTTCAATTCGTAATTTTGTCCAAGTATTTGCAGATACAACAGTTGAAGTAGTTGTTAGTGTTCTAACGCTTCCTGCACTTGTAACACATTGCCAATTAGGAGATGCAATTGTTCCATTAGCTATACCACCTTCATCGTAAGTAAAAAAAGTGCCATTAGATTCACTTGCTGTTGTTGGAGAATCACCAAATCCGCTTACAAATCTAAATCTTTCTAAGGAGGTAGATAGTGTTTCAACATTTATATAAGTTTCATATATCCAACTTCCTCCACCAAATACAAATTGTTTTCCAACAAATGATTCACTTATATGATTTGCATAAGCTGTAGAAGTTGTTCCTGTTTGGTACTGACAAAATCCTATTTGATTTGATGTTTGATTTGGTATATTGTTAGAGGTTCTTTGTGTAGTTGCTCCTGTTCCTGATGCTACTTGTTGTAAATAAGGTTGGCCATTACTTGAAATAGAACTTCCTTCAAAATCAGTAAAAAATTGAACTCCGCGTTTATATTTATCAATTATAGATAAATTATTCACAGCATCAACAGTTGGAAATTTAACTCCCGTTCCGTCTACCGCTAAAGAGTTCTGTTTGTTCGCTGTGTTTTCTTTGAGGTTCAACGCTGTTTGCGTTGCACTTGAAACAGGCTTGTTTGCGTCGCTTGTATTGTCTACGTTGCCAAGACCTACAAAAGTTTTATCAACGGTTTCATTCTTCCAAAGTGAAGATGCGCTTTCATAAATTAACGCTTGGTTATCTGTTGGCGAACTGATATACACGTTATGCAATTCGTCCAACTCCCAACCATTCATCACCTTCACATAAATCTTTCCGTGAATAGCGTGAGCGTATTCAACGTAACCGATAACAACGATGTGTCCTGTCGCTCCTGTTGGCTTGACGTTGGTAATTGCTCCTGCCGTTGTTGGAGACAAATAAAGCACATCTCCATCTGACCACGTTTCACCTTGCAGACTTCCTGTTGTGTTAATCTCCTCAAGATTTCCAACAGTCATTATAAAGCCTTCTTGATTCGTTGCTATCGTCTCAGTAACTACACCAATGGTATCCGCGCTATTCGTATCGTTGTTTGCTTGTGCAAGTGCTACCGCTAAACGCTGACCTTGCGCTCCGCTGATTCTTACCGCTTGATAAGCAGCCTTCGTTAGTGTTGTGTTTGGTGTTACTTTGTTCACTACGCGAGCGACCAAGTCAACCCCATTCTTCAAAATAACAGAACCGCCTTTTAAAGTAGTCTCTGAACTACCAATACTATCGTTCCATCGCGTTGTTCCAACCGCTGCCGTTCCTGTTGGAGATGTGTCTAAAGACAATTGCCCTGCCTTTAATTCGAACTCGCCTAAGTCAACGTTGCCTGTAGCGCCTGTGTAAGGAACTTTATTCGTCTCCAAAGATGAAACGTCGCTCTGTAGTGCTGTCACATCAGTCTGAAGCGCTGCGATATCATCAACGATGCTGATGATGGTAGCGCATTCAGGTAAATCTTCGCAGGTTATACCTACTTGGTCAATGAGCTGATACCATCCTTTTACTCCACTGCTATTAGTACCATAGTAATAAGAGTTACCCGGTGCTTCTACGTCTCCATCTAAGCTAACGAATACCCCATTCTGATCTAAGCTTTCAATGAACTGCAAAGCTCCCCATCCATCACTACCCGAATCAGTTGGAGTGTTGTAGTTCCAGCTTGCAGGAATGCTGCATGCGCTCCAATCGTAATCTAACTGCAGCTCAATAGTACCTGTCACACCGGTTAATGTGTGAGTGTATTGCTCAACGAATGGCTCAGAGCTGACAGGGCGCGTAAGCACCACGTCAGAGCCAAACATATTGCCCAAGTAAATCTCGTTAATTAAGTCTTGAAAGATAAGCGAGCAGTCAGTAATTGATTCTGCTTGGTATCCTGTCTTATCTTCTTTATCGCGAGGTAGGTCAGATATAAATATCTCGAATTGAAATGACCTTGTACCTGGCGAGTAGTTAATAGCGCGAGGCTTAACGTGCAGCCATGGCCACTCTGCCTCTTTCTCTAAGTCAGCTTGGCTAATCTCACCATGCGTAAACCTACGCAGTTGGAAATGCCCTGCTGCGAACTGTCTAAACCTATCTACTATTACGTTGTATGTGTAGTTAATTGTGCTCATATCTTTATAGTGGAAATTAAGTTAGCTTTTGTTGCATGCTATTAGCGTAGTCCATCGCATAGGTTAAATGGGTGAATATTGTTGAGGCTCTTGTCTTGGTAATCGCATCGAACTTCGTTACATCCCTCTCAGCCATCTCTTCGATTACATGCCACCACTGATATACTGAAGCTAATGTTTCACCTCTTCGGCTAACTGAGTTATCTCCCTCTTCAGCCTCTCCAGCTCCTGCTCTAAATATTCGGGTGTATTGTTCACTAAATCGTTTCTGAGTGTCGAAAAAAAAAGCAGCGCAGCATTCACATTGGCTAAATTCATCTTCCTCATTTGAGGCGCATATTTAAGATGCACATCACTGTCATACTCCTCTATCTTGTACTGCAAGTTAATCTCAGCTGTAACAGGTCTATAGAGAATGCACATAAGTTCAGGCAGCTGGTGAGGGAAGTTCTTACTAAGTTCTGATAGATCTAACCACTCTCCAAAGGTCATGCTCTTAAGGTTAGGATGAAAGCCGAACTTAATACCATCTATCTCTATGAATTGCTTAAATACCTTCTCATCATTCTTTAAACCATTGGCATAAGCTGTCACAATTTTTTCAATTTGTGTGACATCAATCTTACGTATATCATCACGCTTAAGTCCTGTGATGGCTTGTATCTGTGAGATAGTATCTTCACCAGAAGCCATGAAGTCTACGTAAGTTCCGAGCGTTTGGTCACTGTACTTAGTGCTTATTATCTTGTCGCTCATATGTTAGTGCCGTCTATAGTTATGTTAATGCTCTTTATCTCTGTGCTCAGCTCTTGCCTTTCGATGTACCCTCTCTGCTTGCCTTGTGTCTTAAGGTAAAAGATAACAGCAGATGTGTTAGGTGCATCTTTAATAGTTACTACCTCACCATCGTGAGTTAAAGCTTGGCGCTCTGCTCCCTCCATCAGCTTCTTAAGCTGCGATTCTGCAAAGTCTAACGCTACATTCTTCAGCGAAGCTACAGCAGCTGCATATTCAGCATCATCTTTTAGCCATTCGTAATGAGTCTTACGTGCTATGCCTATCTTCTCTGCTGCCTCAGTTACATTACCAAGCGTAGACGTAAGTGCCTGAAGCATAGCATCTTTTTTGAGAGTAACATTTTGTCCTTTGTCTTCCTCGCTCATGCTAACTTATTCTTAAAGTGTGTTATTAACTGCTCCATCTTACTATCATAGTATTTAGCAAATGTAGTAAAACCTTCGTTATCAGCTTCATAAACTCTAAACATTATACCCCTCAATCTCTGAGATGGCTTCTTAAGCGTATCTTCTAACTCTGATTTAAGTGATTCTACAGCATCTAACTCCTCACGTCTGAAGCTCTCATCTTTGAATGCAAGATAACCGAACTGATTAGCTGTGCCAAATAGCTCAGCTGCTTGTGCCGGTGAGAGTTCGTTAGTGCCAAAGGTAAGCTTAAGAGTCTTATCTTTTCTTGTGCCTACGCTTTCAAGCTGTGCTGGTATTAATATCATAAATTTAGATTACAATCGAAAAAAACTATAATAATTTTGGATTACGATCCACAATATAGGCAAGCCTCATCCTCTCCACCCTCACCTGCATTTAAGATGCGCTCACATTCTTTATCTACTTGTTCTTCACTCCAGTTAGGATTAAACATTTTCACTTGTGCCTTCAAAAAGTTATAGCTATTGTCACTCATTTTTAATTAAGATTAGTAATATTAGTAATAGTTTAGTAAGATTAGTACTATTATTAGTGTAATAAGCTTTAGCTATTAGCTTAAAGCAGTTAGCTTATTAGCTAAGCTATAGCTATAGTTAATTAACATCAACAAAAGAAAAGAAAGAAAAAGAAAAAAGGTAAAAAGAAAAAGAAAGAAAAGAAAAAGCTCCCCCAAGAAAAACAAACTGCCTCACTCTTAAAAGAGTAGTTGCTCGTTCCA